TTCTAGTTTGGGTTAGAGTTGTAGTTTTGTTATTCCATGTTTTTATAATGTTTTTAATATTATTTTTATTATCCAAGCCCTTAGAACACTCCGCATATAGGCTAAAAACTCCTATATTTATCGATTTACGATTACTGAATCCAATTGAACATAGCACTCTTACCTTAAGGGGCTTTCAATTATTATTTTTAAGGCATTTAATCCAATTCTTTTAATTTATCTATTGGTATACTCATAACAGCTGGGAAGTTGTAATCTTTTAAATTCTTTATTTAAAATTCTGATTCGTCAAAAATGTCTAAATAATGTAATGGTAACTTATCCCAATAATTTAATAACAGTTCTTATCCCTCGGGAGTGTCATTATTGTTTTTTTGTAACTTCTTTTTAGTCGTATAAGTCTCATCCTCTATCTTCCTTTAATATCTTTCATCTGTTAATAAAAAGTTATCTCTATATTCTATATATGATTTTAGAAAGATATGATTACTAGAACCGGCTTTTAATTATTCGGTTATTCCTGCATTGTATTATGCTGCTCTTAAATCCTCTCTTAATTTAGTAGTAACATTTCCTCCTAATATAACTCTTTCTATTTGTCTTGATACGGATGATTTAAACCAGTTCAAAAATATATCCTTTGATAAGAACGAAACGTATTTGTTAGATATACATTATTCTTTTATAATCACTCCCAAACCAAAAGGAATTTCTAAGTCAGATGTGGTCACAAATTTAGACGCTGTCTCTAAGTATATCAAAACATTTTATAGAGAAGCACTTTATATCGAATCATCACTTAATAAGGTCATGATAAATTCTTTCTCTGCTAAACCGGTGTTAAAGGTTATGAATAGTTTTCTTAGGAATTCTCTCCATGTGTTCCCTGCAGTTGTGAATATTGGGTGGCCTGAAGGTGTACATCCGATTAATAAAAAAGAAAAAAAGGGTACACGCTTTATTTCATTCTATTTATTTTTATAATAAGCAACTACAGGGTGTCTCGTTCTAGCTAATAACTTTATAACTTTTTCGGTTATTTCTTGGTTCCATCCTAATTTCATACAAACATCTTTAGCTATATGAGTAAACAGAGGAACGTCAACTTAATTAAAGAATTATTCGTCTTAAGCAGAATCAAACTGTGAAACATCCTCACTCATGTGGTAATAGTCTTGAAAAGAAGATAAGAAGTCTGCTCTCTCGGATATCTTAGTCATGTCCCAGCCGCAAGCAAATTGATCTTACATATACCATTTAGTAAATTTTAGTATTTAAGCGTTAATAATGCACATTACTACTAAAAACTCAGCATGGGGATTCATGATAGCCCTTCCTCTACATTTACCGAAGCAAGCTTCGTCTTGTTTTAATTCAAATTCAAAAGTAGATCTTATTTTGTTAGTTTTAATGATGTTATCCCAAGCTGCTTAGTACTTAGGTCTTCTCCTGGGTTCTAAGGTAGC